CGTCGGCTGACGGCACGACGGGATTATCCACCACCCCGAAATCGGGTCGGGAACACGCGCGTGCCTACGGTAGGGAGACTATGGGGCGCCCCGCGCGATCGCGTTCGCGCCGGTAGCGGTAGCGGTAGCGGTTCTAGTTGTTTGCTTGACGCGCCCGGTACTGCGCGTAGTCCTTGCTGCGGGCGATCGCCTCGTCGCTGAGGATTTCCGAGATGCCTTCTGCAAATGCAGTCCATGCACCTTTGAGGTTTGGCTGGCAGGTGATGGCAAGATACAGGATCTCGGTCAGCATCTCCTCGGCAATCTCGATATCAATCGGCGTGAACTGTGGCGGGTAACTCATGGTTGTCTCCTTTGACTTTATCCATGGATTCTGGCTTGGGTGAATGTCTTGTACATACTGGCGGATGATACGTCTTGACGTGAAGAACGATAGACGACTTGCACCGCGGGCAAACATACTTGTCACGTAACATCGTAGTCACGCCAGGACGCTTGAGAAAACCCACGCACCCTGCCGTCCGGCTCTATGTACACCCAAGTCGGAGCGTCCGGGTCGCAGTTGCAACCCGAGACGTTCCGCTTGTCGTGCACGATTATTGCAGAGCACGTCTGACACACGACCTTGCGCTCGTTCAGAACGGCTCTTCCTGCTGTGCTGCTTCCGGTTCGACGTCTGTGACCGACCACAGTTGGGCATCGTCGAACTTGGCGGTACGACTGTCAAGCCATACCGTCTTGGTCTCGCCCTTCTTGTTGGTCACCTCGACGGAATCGCCGGGCTGTCCGTCGTGTCGGATCTTGACGCCCCACTTGCCGTCCTTCAGTTTGTACCACGTTGCTGTCATCGGTAATCATCTCCTTGGCTCATAAGAACCCTCAGTCGTTCGACCATGCTACGGTACATGGCCACCTTTTTTTCTAGTTCCGCAATCCGCTTGCGGTCTTCGTCGCGTTGCTCCCGAAGGGAATCAACGGTGACTTGAAGATCGTTCAACCATGCCTGGTACGTAATCAGTTCATTCTCGCTCAAGGTGCTTGCTCCCATTCCTACGACGCTGGCGAGGGCTGAGCCCGCCCCAGATGCCGTACTTGATGTTGTTCTCTATTGCAAAGCGCATGCAGTCTTTGTATACCACGCATCGCTTGCAGTACTCCTGTGCCTTGGCGTTGGCCGTATGCCAACCGGACTCGGCAAAGAATATCTCTGCGTCTGCTCCCTTGCACGCAGCGAATTCCATCCACGTGAAGTCAGAGTTCTTTAGTTTCCACTCGCTCATCAGGTCCATGTAGTTATAACTCCCACGCTTCGAATCCTCGTCCTTCGTTTTGTCTGCTGTAGTCATAGATTGCTTTCGCTGCTTTCAGGTTGGTTGCCGGATCGAACAGTTCGTCGCATCCAAGACTAGACAGAACGCCAACCGATTGCAAGTATCCGTTCGGATACCATCTGGTTGGCAGGCACCACGACCTGTCGTTGATCTGCGTCAGCCCGATGTCGGTCGAACCGTCCTTGTTTAGTTTCGTATTGTGCTGGCTTGGGTCGCACCTGGACTCCCGCCACATGACGTAGTCGAGAGTGTCCAGGTCCTGCTCTTGCCACCCGAGTTCTATCGCCAGCCCCCACCACTGACCACACCGAGCCGTGGACGGAATGGCGTATGTAGTGGTTGTGGTGGGGGCCGGTCGGTAAACGGGGAGAGGAGAAGACCCCGTTGCCGTAACCGCGCTCGTGCTGGTGGTGGTAGTCGAGGCGTTTTCTACGCCGCCCCTATTGCCAACACCGACCACGAGAAACGCGGCCGATACCAATGCCAGTGTTCGGGTGATGAAATCCATGTGTCCGTCCTAAGGATTGATGATAAGGCTGGCGAGTTCAGTGAACTCCGTCAGTGTCATCAAGACTATCCCCTCGTTGGTGCCGTCGGGCATTGCCACCATCACGAACGGACGAATGTCGCCCAGCGCCTTCGCCGCGTCAGACTGGGCTTTAGCGGCGTAGAAACGGGTAGCAATCGGACCGATCTGAGCGCCAGCCTTGATCTCGGTACGAAAAGCACCACCCCAATTCTCTTCGTGACGGGTAAGGTGACCGCCCAGCCCCAACTTCTTACGGGCACGACGAGCCTTCGAGTCCCCCTTTCGCCTATTTCGTTTACCGCGAGCGGCAGGATCGGCACACCCTCTAACCCGGCGTAGACCCTGTCTGTCTGGTCTTCCCAAAGTGCCAAACAGTGGGCAGTTGTCCAAGGAACATTTGTCCTTGTTGCCTTGACATTCACCCTTGCGCTCATCCACGGTTCGCCCTTGAGTCGAGCGCCTTGATTGCGGCATTGGCTTGGCCCTTGGTCAACGCATCAAGTTTTGCAAGTGGTGCATTGATTATCTCGGCCACTGCCTCTACCTGCTTGGGTCGATCGCCAATACCGTTGGCCAACAGCATCGCACGCAACTTGCCTATCTGTGCGTTGGTTGCTGGCGCATCTGGGTCCTTGACCTGTGGTTGCTCGGTGACCTTGGCCGAAGGGAATGCCTCCTTGACTTTGTCGAGCAGGTTGTCTCCGACTGGGGCTGGCTCAGGCTTGGGCTTTTGCATTGCCTTGAATGCATCACGCAACTTCGGCATCGACTCGTTGGTCAACTCGTACAGGTCAACACCTGCAGACTTGGCCACGTCCTGCGGGTCGAGCCCAGCCTTGGCGCACGCTTCACGGAACTTCGTGAGAAGATCGGCGTCCGACTTCGGCTCCTCCCGTCGTGCCACCTTTGCCATTTCTTCCCGGCTCGGGCGAGGCGCGGTCTTCGATTGGAAGATGTAGTTGGCGAGCGCCCTGCCAATTGCCGAGGTCTCCGCATTTTCCACGTGTGATGTTCGGTTCACCGGGGACGCATCGCGAATCTCCTCGGCGTATCCCGTGGCAACCGGACGCGGGTCGGAGATGTCCTTGTATATCTCGGCACGGAACACGACCTTGTCCGCGTCGTAGTGGTGGATGGCGGTGAACACCTGCCCGTTCGGGTACATCTCCCAGAACTTGGCAAGGCGTGCCTCCACCGTCTCGTAGTTGTCGAGGTTGAACCTCATGTCATTCTCCTTTTTTTGAGACCACACGGAATGTGCGGTACGTTGTTTGCTTCTTGAATTTAGCAGCAAGAGCGGGATGTTCCAACTCGAACTTCTTGGAATCGAACGTGGTGCGTGTCGCCGTCTTCCACGTGCAGGCAAGGTCGCCATCCACGTGGCCGTAGTCAGCATCACCCATGGCCATGCACAACTTGGTCTTGATTTCCTCGCAAATCTTTTCGAGTTCAGCAATGCTGCCCTGCAACTTGCCGTAGTTGTAAAGCAACACGGCGTGCTCCTCGTCGAGTTCCTTGATTGTTCCATTGCCGCGCGGGAACAGATCGTTCACGTTCGTGTAGTTCATTGATGCCGTATCCGGAACCATGCCCATGTCTATGGCTGCAAGGAACTGGCGACACGCCTCTATGTGCATGCGCTTCTCATCGCTGGTCACGACTTGCTCGTGGAACTGGATGTCAAGATCGCTGTCGAATATGACCCATGTGATCTTGTCGACGTTGGCACAGATTGCCTGCTGAACTCCCTGCCAGTACCAATGGTCCGACAACTTGCCGTTCCACCTACCGCGCATGGTCTTGATCTCGAAGACTTCCTTGTCCTCGCTAACGGCATCAAGGGTGGCGATGAGCCTGACCCCTTCTTCTTCGTAGACGTACATCACCGCAGGTGCGCCAAGCCATTTGTCCAGCAACCTGCTGGCCCAGTCCCTGATCGGAACCTCGAGCGTGTTGCCACGCATCATTGCCCTGTTCTCGCTCTGCGGCGTTGGCGGTGTATCCGACAAGAGTTCGACCGCCAGGTCTGCGCCACTCGTGTACGGATGGCTTCCGTGTACGGCGGCGGCAACTGATGCCGAGATGCGGGCGAGATTGTTCTCGTCCCTCCACCTGACCGCCAGCCATTCGCTGCTTCCGTGCGGTGGTTTGTTGATTGTCCGGTTGTTCATTGCTTCTCCTTCTGTTGTTTGTCTAACTGGGTAAACTCCAGTTTGGTTGCTCCAGCACGACGATTCGTTGAACCATCGCGCAGGGAATGTGGGTAATCATACCGACGGTTTCCATTTCTGGCAACTCGTCCGGCATGTACGAACCGGTGATCGAGATGTATCCCTCTAGTGCGTCGGGGTAAACGAACCCGACCGACACCACGTCACACCTCTTTGGTTTGTAATCCTTGATGGCAATCCAACCATTCTCGGAATCAAACGCGTCAATCCAGTGGATGGAAACCAATGACCATGGGCAAACGTCAATCGAGCCAGCAGACATACTCACAGGTTACCCTCCCCTTGTCCGGGTCAACGAACATTAGACGCTGTGATGGTTTGCCTACTGCGGCAACGAATGACTTGGCGTATTGATTGTCCGACTCAGGACTTCCGGTAACCCAGATGCGCCCACCGTTTGCCATGGTCAAATTGATTGGCGTGTGGAAGTGACCAAGGATTGCGTCGTCGAATTCCATGAACGTAGCCCAGGCATTGCACTTGCGCAATATCGAGTACGACGGCGTCTGTCCACCGAACGATGGAATCTCATCGCCATGCACGACCAAGAGTTTGTAGTTGCCAATCGTGGCAATCTGGTACCAGTCGGCAGACTGCTGCCATGTTACGTGCTTCAGGTGCGCACAACGCTCTGACGCAATCTTGTACGCCATGCGATCGACGTTGTCCGAAGATGGCATGTCACCCTTGCGGCCAATGCGTCCATGGTTGCCGTACTCGCACACCACGTGCACCTTGCGGAAGTGACCTGCCAGCGTATGCACACACTGCTCGATGATGCTGGCAACAGAGAACAACTGCTCGAACAGGTGTGCCTCGATCTCGTATTGCTGCCCCGGGAATACCGTAAGTCCCTCGACCATGTCACCACCCAAGACCAGCACGCAGTCGTTGACCGGGTGGTGGGCTCGCTGAATGTCGGTGAGCGCCATGACCTTGTCGACCATCTGTGCCATGCGTTTGCGAAGCACCTCGATGTTGTACGACACCGACACCTTGCCCGCCTGCCAATCGGTTAGGTGCACCAACGCAACTTCTGCGCGTCCCTTCTTCTTCGGCTTGTGCGGCTTGACGTTTACCCGCGGTTGAACAAGCATTGCCTGATGTGCGGCTTTGTACACCGCATCGACCAGATCGTCGTTCTTGCGTTTGGCTCTTGCCTCCGCCCGCTGCGCCTTTTGCAAGGCAGCCTTGAGAAGCGATATCTCGTCTTCGTATCTTGCATCTTCACTCATCGACATTCTTGTTGATCCTTTCCCTGATCCTTGCAACCGTGTTTGGGGCGCATTCGATGCCGCGTTTCTTCAGCGCTTTCGCAATTCCCACATGCGAAATCTCTGGATCGCGAAGTGCGGCAACAAACTCCTTGTAATCCTTTGGTTCCAGTTTGGCACGTATCTCGTCGTGTTTGCCCGACGACAACGAAAGCGTCTTTGCCTCATCAAGAAATCCCACGACGCACCGTCCTGACCATGTTGAGGCAACCAAGATAACCAATGGCATCGCGCGTGTTGTCCGGTACGTCCAGGCCCATGTCGAATTCGTTGGCGATGCGTGAAAGTTTTACCGCAACCATGAACAAGATTGCTTGCTCTGGTGTAAGTGAAACTCCGGTCATTGCCCTGAAGATGTCCGCCGTCCTCGAGTAGTCGTGGTGTGGGTGGTTGTATTCGGCTTGTCGCGGACCGACGATGAGGTCGTATGCCTCGCGCACAATTTCAGCGCCTGCGGTTTTCTGTTCCATGCTTCCCCTTTGTGAGTTGTTCTGTTTTTTCTATCAACGCCCAGAGTTCGTCTTGTTCGGCAACTCCAGGATATACCTTACGAAGAAACTTCGCCAGTTTCCTCAACTCGATTTTGGTGAACTGTTCGCCCATTGTCAAGCATCCCCCCTGAGGCGTGCAACTCTAGGTGGTTCGACAGCCGTTCGTCAACTCGATCTACCTTCGTTTCGATTCGATTCTGGGATTTGTACAGCATCGTCAACACGCCACGGACGTAGGCGTGATCGTCCTTGTTTTCTTTCCGGAACTTATTGATTGCAGCAACGATGATGCCACCAACCGCGGTGATTGCGGCAACGATGATGCTTGCTGTTCCCATGTCCATTTCAAATCAAACTCACCTTAGCAAATGCAGCCGTCACTCTGTGTGGTGACTCGGCCATTCTTGGTGAGATTTCTACGTGCATCCAGTCGCCACCCGGCGCGCCTGTGAGTGTTGGCTTGGTGTACGCCTGCCACGATGCGCGGTCACATCTCCACCCCCTGCCATGGCCATCCCAGTAATCAAGGATTAGTTCGACGCCAAGCAATTCACTATTGGCGGTAAGGATGTCCATAACCCGTTCGGCTGACTTCCTGCCGTTTGTTTTACCACGCCACGACAAGTCCATCGCCCTGCCCGTGGCATGAACGCTGAGGCTGGTTTTGCCGCGCATGTTGCGCACGACCCATGTGCCATTGTTCCAAAGCGCACCGCCAGATAGCGAACAAACCTGGCGCACCCATTCTTCCGTGCCCGGACGCTTGGCTTTTGATACCCCGTCGGATGTGCCCGTGTAGCGACGGGGCATGGCTTATTTGGTGCGCCCGAAGCGTTTGTCGGACTTGTCAAACCAGGTGTGGATTACCGGCAGAACTGCGACAAGGGCTGCGTCTGCAATGAGCGTCCAGTCGCGGGTGCCAGCCATGTATGAGGCGATGCCTGCGGCGATGGCGACTTTTGCCCAGGACTTTAGTAGGGCTTTGGTCTGTTTGGTGATAAGTTTCTTTGTCATGGAAGAAACCCTATCACGCGCAGCGATCGTATTCTTGTGCTTCTTTGTCGGAATCGGCGTCGTGATCGGCGTGTGTTTGCTGATCTTGCTTGCTGTTTTGTCGAAGTGGCCCGACGACGAGGTTGAGTTTTAGGCGTTTTCTTCAAACACTGGTGTTACGAACTCGTCTAGTTCTGCGTCGTAGCGGTCACCGATACCAGCGTACTTGGCACGGAAGTTTGAGTTGTACGAAGTCTGCTTCCATTCGCCTGCGAGACCCATACCTGCGATGAACGCCTGACCTTTGGCTTCACATTCGGCGTGGTCGCCGTGACCGATTACATCGTTTGACACCACGATGACCTGCGTGACGATACCGTTCTCAATCTTCGCAAAGTGAGCCATTATGCCACCACCAAAGTTCCCGATGAGTTGAATGTCCAGACCGTGTACGAACCGCTTGTCGTGCTT